CTCATAGTGCATTGTGTATTTGGTGGATTGGTGGCTTATGGGTTCACCAGTCCCTGCTTCGTAGGTGCGGCATGAAAAACAGAAGCCATGCCCGTCGGTGTAGCGGGACATGGCATCTGAACTGCCGCAGTGAGAACAGGGTTCGTGTCTTACAAACTCTGATTCACTTGAGCAAGTATTCATCCGAGAGTTCTACATAGTCACGCAGAACCCCTACAATCACTTCGTAGGGGACACCCTCGTCCTCAAGCTGCTCCACCAGTTGGTCGAGTCGTACAAACAGAGCATCAATGGAATCAGTCATCAGTTCTCCTGGATCAGGGTGTACAGGTCTTGGCTGAATTGCTGGTACCGTTCAGCCGCCTGGCTGTGGTAGTCCTTCCAGCTTTTCAAAGCATTCACCAGGCCCTGCAGACAGTTCGCGCTGTAGTCAGTGGCACCCGCCACCTGGGTATCGCCAACGTCGCAGAGAATGTCGCTGAAGTGTTCCTCGTAGTATTCAACTGTTCCCAGTTGATGTGGTTTGTAGGTCATTGGTAAGCCAGGTTTGTGGGATGTCGGGATAGAGGCACCAGGGGAATCCATGCTTGTTGCACCAGTCCCCATAGGTGCTTTTGCTGCTTTTGGTTAGCGTGTTGTTGCGCTGAAATATGAAGCGGATATCTAGTTCCGGGTGTTGAGCTTTAACGGCCAGCATCTTCCTCCTGTCCGATGGCTTAAAGAAACCCTTGCATTCAAGGATCACGCCATTGGTCAGAAAGAAATCCGGTGTGTATTTGGACTCAAGGGTATAGCTGAACTTCTCTGCCTCATAGAGGTAGGGAACGTTTAACTTCTCGAAGTATTTAGATACCCGCTCCTCCAGTCCGGAGCGGAGATCAGCCATCAGAAGTCGTAGCTGTCTTCTTCGCTCTCCACACGGCGCACCGCCGGGGAGCTGGCCCGGTAGCCCTTGACCTCCCCAAAGATGGAGGACACGTCTTCAGGGCTCAAGGTGCCGGAGTCGATGGCCCCGCTGCCGGTGACCAGCTCGATGATCTGCACACCCAGCACCTTGAGGGTGGTGCCAAGGGAGGGTTTGGTGTACGGGGACTGCTGCACGATCAGGCGGACCTTGGTCCCCTTGCGCACATCCCGGAGCACGGACTGCTCCACCGGATCCCCGGCGGAATCGACGAACACGGGCTCCACCCGGTTGGTCTCGCCCCCGTAGCTGTACTTGACCAGGCCCTCCTCGTCCCACTTGGCGGGGTTGATGGCCACCCGCTTGGGGTTGTCCACCTTGGACTTGGCCCAGGTCAGCAGCTCCTCGCGGTCCGCTTCGGCCTGCTCCAGCACGTCCGCTGGTAGCCGAAAGGAGAAGCTCCGGTTGTTGTACTTGCCGGAATCTTCATACACGTTGATGTAGCCGTCCAGCACAGCGTCAAAGACGTAGCGGTTTTTCATGGTCGATTAGATGGTTTGGTTGTGGTAGTGGAATCGAAAACTCAGCGCCCTTGGCCCCGGTAGGGCTTCTGTCCGCGCTTGGGCAGGCTGTGCAGGCCGGTGCCCTGGTGGGTGCGCTTGGGCGGCCCTGGGACGTGCTCACGCCGGGCTGTCGTCTTCGTTGGTGAACTCTTCTTCTTCATGGAATCTGGACCAGTGGGTGGGCTCGGGATAGCGGGTCGGCAGCGTTTCGAGTTGGTCCTCGATGCTGTCGATCTCCCGTTGCAGCTCGGCCAGGGTGACCTTGCCGCTGAGCTGGATGTGATTCACAGGTCAAACAGTTGGTAGCTCTTGAGGTACTCCTCGTATTCGTCGTCGGACAGCTCGGGCTGCAATGGGGGCCCGAAAGCCAAGTAATTGGAGTAGTCATTGGGGTCGAGTTGTTCAACCTCGGCCTGCGTTAGATCCTGGGATTTCATGGTTTGCCAAGTGGAATCGATGAGAACGCACTAAAAAAGGGGCCCTTGCGGGGCCCCGTGGGCGGAGTGTCACTTGCACTCAGCCGAACCTGAAACTAGCGCACCATACCTAGATCCCAGTCGTTGCAAGGGTTTTTGGACATGAGGCTTGTTAGGCTCGGTTTTTGACTTGCTCGAAACAGCAGCCGTACAGGACCCTGTAGTCAGTCGTAGTACACCAGTTCCAGGAAATCTAATGCGTGCCTCTCGGGGCCAGGTGATAGGCTCTTCTGGTCACGCGGACGTGGCGGAATTGGTAGACGCGCAGGTTTCAGGTACCTGTGGTGGCAACACTGTGAGAGTTCAAGTCTCTCCGTCCGCATCCCTCAGATTCCAGCGATAGCTGATTTCAGGGCTGCGTCGGTCGCCTTCACGTATCGAAGGCTGGTCTCGATGTTGCGATGCCCCATCAAGGCCATGATCTGTCTTGGATGAGTGACCTCACCCAGGAAGGTCCCAAAGCTGTGGCGAAGGCTGTGCCACACGTGGTCATCGGAGATGCCACAAAAATCCCGCACCTTTTTGAACGCTCGATAGAGCTGATCTTTGTTGGAGAAGTCATCTCGGAAGAGATAGGACCGATCCAAGCGGCGCTGAAGGATGGCTTGAACTTTGGGATGGATGGGAACCGCCCTGACATTGCGGCCCTTGGTTTCTCGGCCTGGTTTCCCTCCGACCCAAATGGTCTCTAGGGAAAGGTCGATGTCTTCTGACTTCAAAGCCATTAGCTCGCCCTGCCGAACGCCTGTGTAGGCGCTGAATGTGATGGCATCTGCCAGGTCATCTCGGTCAAAGATGTCCTTCGCCACAAAGGCCAGCCGATCCACCTGCTCTTTGGTGAAGTACGTCATCCGCACCTCACCCTCCCTCAGGCGTTTAAAACTGGGACATTCAACTGAGTGCAATCCAGCTTGGCTGGTCACCTTCAGAACGGTGGTCCCTGCAGAAACCACCCTGTTGACGGTCGATGTGGACCATTGCGGGTGGTCATCCTGCAGGTCAGCAATCATCTCCATCCACCATCCGGCCTTGGCCATACGGCTGAGTGGAAGTGAAAGCCCCGCATAAGAAGTGATGTGGTCGGCATTGATCCTGTTGGTCTTTGCCGATGGCAGACGTTTCCATCTGACTCTCCAGGTGTAGTCCAGGGCCTGGCCCCAGGTTCTGACTGTTGTAGTCATGGAAGTGGACCCTCCAGTTGTTTTTCAATCAACCGCATGAACTGAATTCCCTTGGGTGTGAGGTAAAGCCTCCACCGTTTGGGATCCACAGGATCACGCTCCCGTCTGACCAACCTCAGACCTTCCTTCCCAAGGCGATGCTGCGGGCCGAGCCAGGTCACATTGCGTGACACAGAGCTGGGACTCATGCTCGTGGCTTCTATCACGTCCTCTTGACGACAGCCGTCATGGGCTGCAATCCAAAGGAATGTGGAAGCCAGCTGCATCGGGAACTCACGCTCACCAGTGGAGCGGAGCACCTCCACCATCAGGTAAGCCCTGTACAGGAGCTCACTGGAGAGGATGGGTTTGCGGTCGGTCATGGATGGCCATGTGGGATTGAGGCTTGTTAGGCAGCCTCATCCTCAAATGATACATCCCAGAGATAGCACTCCTCCAGGTAGTCCCCAAGCTGGGCCAGGGCTTTACCTTTGTCGATCTGCAGGGTCTGAACGTAGTACTGGATACGTTCGACCAGTGTGGCGTTGGGGTCTAGCTTGGGCATAGTTGGTCAAGTGGGATCAACAGAAGAAATAAGAAGAGCCCTCCACGGAGGCAGGGTCAAAGTCGTAGACCATTGGAGGTAGGGTCAGAGCGCCGATCCTTTCGGCCAGGTCATGCAAGGGGCTGAACTCGGTGAAGCAGGTGGCGTAGGCCCTCCTGACAGCCCTGTTGAGTTGGTCCATGTCCTGGGCCAGACAGAGCACTGAGTCATGGATGACCGTGAACGGTGCATCAAAACTGACCAAACCCAGATGCAGGATTGATGCATCCAAGCTGTGTATCAGGTTTGGTGCTCCTGCGTTCTTATGGTGTTTGAGGTCAGGCTCCCCTAGAGAGGTGCCAATTTTGAGCTTGATTTTGCCCATCAGGTGGCTCTGGATCGTCTCTGTCTCCACATGCCTTAGGTCCTGCTTCACGACAAAGCCGCTAGGCGTGGTCCATTCGATGTGAGGGAGACCTCGCTTGATGGCCCCCCCGATCTCTCGGTTCAGCCATTCCATGACCTGCATAGGCCCTGGAACTATCTTCTTCATCGCCCCACGGGTCAGCCGTACCAGCTCACTGAGCTGCTCAGGAGCTAGCTCGATACCCCGTTTGGTTAGGGCATCACGGATGTAGCTCCGGTTGCTCAGGGTCTTGGCGTTGTAG